GGCGGGCAGCCAGATCCGCCAGATCACCGTGGCGCCGTCCTTGATCACGAACTCGGTCGCGACCGCATTGGAGTTGATCACCTGGATCGCGGTGACATAGCGGCGGATGCCCGCACCGGCGGCGGCTGCGATCACCACATCCGCCGTGTTGGCGATCACGCCGGCTGGCGCATAGGTCCAATCGGCTTCAGGGATCGAGAACGGCTTGTTGACGAGCGCGCCGATCATGGTCGCCATGAGGTGCACGAGATCGCCGGTCGCCGACATCGCCGCCTGGTTGACGTTGGCGGCGCGCGCGCCGATCCCGACCGGGTTGCCGGCGACCGCGTCCTGCGCGACGCCGCCGGTGACGGTGACCGCCGAGACGGCATTGGTGACCAGGACCGGGGCGGCATCCATCTGGTCGGCCCGTCCGAAGCCGCCAATGGACTCGGTGATGAGGCGCGTGAACTCCATCACGCGGATGAAGTGCACCCGGAAATCCGTGCGCGGCAGGACCGCGCCGCCGCAGTTCGTGGTGACGATGTCGGCGCCGGTCGGTGCTGCCCCGATGGGTTCGAGAACGAGCGCAGTCGTCGCGAGGTCGCGCACGCGCCAGGGTCCGTCGAGACCGAGATCGGCTCCGGACACGGCGTCACGCACGCCATGCAGATTGACGTACTGGCCGATCTGCAGACCCGACCAAGCCGCCGAACCGGTGACGGTCAGCACATTGGCGGTGCGGGCCACCGATTGCGCGACCTGGCCGATGGGTGCTCCGAAGACGCCGCCATTCACCCGGATGACGATGCCGCCAAAGGACGTCGCGGTCGCCGATGCGCCGATGGGAATCGTGACCGTCGTGGCGTTGGGCACGCTGGCGACGGCGGTCGGGGTCGCAAGATTGGCGAAGTTCACCTGATCGCGGATACCGAAGACCACCACGAGATCGGCGACCGTCAGTCCGTGCGGCTGGTCGAAGGTGATCGTCACCGTCGCCGACCCCGCCTTGGCGGCAGAGACGATCCTGCCGACGGGGCGCGAAAGGGAACGGTGATTCTTGGCGCGCAGGCGAAGCTTGTAGTCGCGGGCCGGATTGGGGACGACCTGCGTGCGCTTGAACATGGCCGAGATCGCGCCGGCGCTGTCGATGGGCGAGCCGCTGAAGGTGACCTTTTCGAGCTGGGGCAGGATCTCGAACAGGGCGGCTGGCGCGAACGCATAGGCCCCCGCCGCCGCGACCAGCTGGGTGGCGGCCGTCGACACCGAGAAGGCGGCAGCATGGTTGCCTGCGATCGTGCCCGACGGCAGCGCATCGCCGCCCTCGGAGCGGACGTAGTAGCTCTCGTTCGTCGCGGTCGTGCCCTCGAAGACGAGGCTCGATCCGTTGCGCGCATAGCCAAGGGGATCGGCCTTGATGATCGAGCCGCTGGTGAATGGCCCGGCCGTCACCGAGGGGATCGTCCCCTGTGGCCCGGCCGTGGCGGTGAAGCTCGTAGGCGTTGGCGTGGTAGCCACCGCCAGGCAGGAGTAATTCAGGCGGCTGTCGGGGACGCCCGTGATCGAGACCTTCTCGCCGATCTTGAGCCCGTGCGGCGCGGCGGTCGTGACGGTGAGCGTCGTGGCCGCCTGGGAGATCGAGGCGATGGCGACCGGACCTGCCGGAACGAGCGGCACGACGCCTGGCCAGTCATCGGTCGAGACCAGCTCCAGCGAGAACTCCTGCCCGTTGATCCGCTGCGAGAGCGAGATGCCGGCGGCGACGCGGACGGGCATGGTGAAGCTGTCGAGCGTCTCGATGACGGTTTCGGATGCCTCCGTCAGCGGGTCCTTGGAGATCACAAGGTAGCTCGCGCCCGCGACATTGCCGTCGACCTGCACGATGTCTCCGGGCGCGATCTGGACGGCGTTCCAGCGCGTCGTCGTATCGAAAGCCTCGAAGGCGTCGCGGAACTTGGTCGGCGCGCCGAGGATGCTGACCATCGGCGCGACGCGGCCATCCTGGTCCTGCAGGGCAGCGCCGCGCACATGGCCCGCGATGCCTCCGGGCACGTCAGCGCCGCCGCCTGGCGCGCTCGGCCAGAGCAGATCCTTCTTCATCGTCGTCTCCTGGGTATCGGGCTTCAGATCACGAGGTCGGCGCGGTGAAGGCGAGCGCGTAGAGGACGATGCGCACGCGGCCCGCCGTGAAGTTGCCGCCAGCCGCCGTGACCCGGATCGGCGTGTTGGCGTAGAAGGCGGTCGGGCCGATCACGCCGATGTTGTTCGAGCCGAGCGCGATGCCGAGTGAGCCGCCGAACTGGCTGGTGTTGCCGGCGACGCCGACGCCGTAGGAGGTCGCGCCGGTGATGGCCAAGGTCGTGCGCGAGGCGACAGCCAGCACGATCATGCGGTCGGCGATCACGGCGGTGGTCGTGTCGACGAATGCGCCGGTGAGCGTCAGTTCCTGTTCGAGCGCCACGAGCCGGATCGCGCCGCCATTGGGCGTGCCGACGATGCGATCGCGCCAGTCGCCATCCGCCCAGACGACCGTGAGCCGCTCGTCCTCGACATGGGCGCGCCAGCCTGTCACGGGCACGTAGAACGCCCATGCGTTGACGTTCCAGTGGGCGATCCGGCCCGTCTGCCCAGCCCACGCGCCGGTCGCGCCGGAAGGCACGATCCAGCGCTCGCCATTGGCGGGTGATCCGGGCGGTGTGGCGAGCGATCTGCTGCGCACGCTGCCGTGCACGAGCGCATCGAGCCGGATCAGCGCCTCATTGTGGGTGACCTCCTTCTGCGCCTGCCCCTGCAGGATGAAGGGAAGGCCAAGGTTCGGTGTGGTCATGGGGGCTCCTTCAAGGCGTCGCGGTCAGACCGCCTTGGTCGGGGTTCGGGATCGGGTGTTCGGCGTCAGATGATCGGGGTCAGAGCGTCGCCACGGTCGGCGTGCCACGTCCGATCGCGGTCGAGAGCTGGACGACGCGGACCGTGACGCTCGCCTGCGCCGATCCGAAATCGGCAACCTGCTGGGCGGCGGTGTAGGTGGCGGCGGGCGCGGACACGGGAAGCGTGCGGACCACCGTCGAGCCGTTCATCACGTCGACCTCGTAGCGCTCGGTCTCTTCATTGAGGGGAACGTCCGTCAGATCGCGCCACCAGCCGCCATAGCGGGTGCGGCGGACCCAGCTGATCGCAAGGTCGCCCGCGCCGTTGCGCGCGCCACGCACATGCGCGGGTGACCATGGCTTCAGGGCCTCGCCGCCATTCATGAAGCTGATCTGTCCGGACTGGTCCCCGGTCGGCCCCTGCGGCGCCGGCGCGAACCGCCAGGCGATGGCAAGGCCAATGCTGGAGGCCGAGAAGGTCGGCCGCTCAAGCCGGCCGGGATCGAGCAGCACGAAGCGCGAGCCGATCGGATGTGTCGCGATCCGGTGCTCGGTCCCGAGCCGCCCGCGCAACATGCGTGAGAGTCGATAGCGTCCCGGTCCGATCAGCACCGCGTTGGCGAACTGGATGATCTCGCCATTGATCAGCGCGCCATTGGCGCCATCGAGGATGCGGCTGTCGGGAAGGCTTTCGAGCGCGCCGAAGGCGAGTTGGACCTCGACCGTGTTGCCGTTGTCCCAGACATGCGCCGGTCCCGGCGCCAGCGCGGTCAGCGTGTCGCCGATCACCGAGGCGACGTCGGCGACGCCGGAGACGGTGTAGTCGAGCCCGTCCGCCGTGGGCCGGAACAGCGAGACGCCCCGGAACGACGCGCCGCCAAGCGAGCATGCAGCCATGTAGAATGAGGTCGCGTCGCCAGCGTCGGCTTCCGACAGAAGCGGCAGGTCCATGAGCTCGATCCGCGATGGCGCGGCGGTGTCCGGCACGTTCGGCTGCAGATCGCCCGATCCGGTCGGCACGGTGACGAACTGCGGCAGGTCGCCGTCCGTCGCGACGCCGCGCACCAGCACGAGCCCCGGCTTGCCATAGGTCACGGTCGTGACCCGAAAGCGGCGGATCGCGCCATCGACCGGCACCTCGATCACGTCGGTCGGATCGATGCGGATGGCCCGGGTCGGCAGCTTGGCTTCCAGCGTGACGCGGCCCTGCCAGATTTCCCGGAGCGCACGCTGGGCGATGGTCTGAGCTTCCTCGACCGAGAGGATCAGCGGCAGCGAGAAGGTGGTCACGCTGCGCGACGTGCCGAGCTGCCTGCGGCCCGTGACGGTCGAACTCTGGTAATCGCGGGCCTCATCGAGATGCACCACGTCGATCGAGATCGGCAGTTCGACATCCTGCGCGCGCTCGATGCGGATGCGCGCCCGGTCCCCATCGCCTTCCGCCGCGCCAAGATCATTGGCGTCGATGCCGACGATGGTTCCGCCGCCGCGCTTGACGAAGCGCAGCACCCCGCCGCTCTCGACCGCATCGAAGAAGAACGCGGTCTGCAGGACCGAGATCATCTCGCGCAGCGACTTGCGCTCCGAGACGACATAGCCCGAGACCTCATCGGTGAGGCTCGTCACATCGATGTCGGCATTGGAAAGCCCGGCGCGAAGGCACAGATCGCGCACGATCTCGGAGAGCTGCATGTTGCCGATCTTTCCCTGAACCCAATGGCCGAGGCGGTAATTGTCGCCGTCCTGCCAGACCCGTTTCAGCGACGGGAAGAACGGGTAAGGCCTCGCGTCCCAGCACCACAGGAAGCGCGGCCCGACCATCCGCCGCTCCTGGCCGTCGAGCGGATTGTGCGCCGGGTCCCGCCACCAATCCTCGGTGCCCTTGATCGCGACGCGCTGGACCACGCGGTCCACGGATCGGTTCGAGTACCAGGGGTAGAAGCTCTCCGCCGACTTCGGATCGACGAAGACGTTCGGGCGGTTCGGCGAGCAGTGCACCGAGGGGAAGCCGTATTCGGTGAGCCAGATCGGCTTCATCTTCGGCGTCCAGGCGGTTGGCCCTCCCGTCGGCACGCCTGCCACGCGCGGCGTGTGGGCGTTGTCCCACCACCAGCGCAGGTCCTTGAGCGCCCAGAACGGTTCGGTGATCGGCGACTGGATGCGGTTGGCGCCGCGCCCGGCGAGATCCCGGTCCGCCTCGCTCGCATAGAAATAGCTGATCAGTTCGCCGGAACCCCAGCCCGCGCCGATCGTCGCCGGGTCGGTCAGCGAACGATCGGTGTCAGTGATGGGGAAGTAGGCGTCGATGCCGACCGCATCAATGTTGCTGTCGGCCCAGAGGGCGTCGAGCGGGAAGTCCACATTGGCGCCGCCACGATCATGGTAGCGGTATTCCGACCAGTCGGCGGCGTAGGTCACGGTGCAGTTCGCCCCGAGACGCGTCTTCGCCTCCGCCGCGATCTGTCGCCAGAACGGCACGGCGGGATAGGCTCCGCCCGCATCCCGGATGCGGTTGAGGCCGACCATCTCGGACCCGACCGCGAAGGCGTCGACGCCGCCCGCCTGCTCGCAGAGCGTCATGCAGTGGCGGATGAAGCGCAGATACCCCGCCGGTCGCGTGAAGAACCCGGCCACATCCGCCGCAGCGCCGGTGATCCTGCCGCGCCAGGGGAACGGCGCCGGATCGGGCGGCGGGATGTCCATCATGATGAAGGGATAGAAGAGGACCTTGTAGCCGCGCGCCTTGAGCTGCTGAACAGCCCGGATGACCGAGCCGTCGCTGATCGTGCCGCCATAGGACAGGGCCGATTGTCCGTTGGGGAGCGTGTAGGAGGTGACGACCGGCCACACGGAGCGCCCGCCGCCCGCGACCGACCAGAGGTGCGGCGCGGTCTCGGCCCCGAATGCGCCGGATTGGCCTTGCGCATACTCGCACTTCGGCATGAGATCGCACGTCGCGACATCGATGGACGTGCCGAACCAGGCGTAGACGAAGTTGATCCATTCGACGTTCGGCAGCTCGCGCTTCAGATTGTCGATCGAGACGAGGAAGTCCGAGCGCTTCGTGCCGGTGTTGGCGTTGATCGCCGCCTGCGACGTCGCCGAGCCATGGCCGACCTTGCGCACGATGTCCGTGTCGGAGACGAACTCGCCCGAGGCCGGGATCAGGCAGACGCCCTCGACGAGGTGGCGCGCATTGCCCGGATCGTCCGAGCCCCGATAGACCTCGACCTCGAAATTCGGAAAGCGGTTGCCGAATGGCGTGAGCTTGAAATCCTCCAGCATGACCGTGACGAGGCCGCGATGGGCGGGCGTCCGGCCAGCGCCCTCGACCGCCGCCACCAGTGGATCGGCCGGCTGACTGTCCTCGCCATAGCCGACCCGGATCGCACCGACATGCTCGGGGTCCAGCATCGTGTTGTTGACCCAGATCCTGTAGACCGCCGTCACCGGGCCTTCGCAGACGCCGAGCAGGATGTCGGCCGAGTACTCATAGCGCGTGCGCACCGTGGTCTGCCGACGACCGCCGCCGCCACCCTTGCCGCCGCCGCCAGTGGTCTCGGTCTCGGTGATCGCGGTCTCCCTGATGCCGCGCACCCAGATGATGTTGGCTGCGATCCGTCCGCGTCCCCAGACCCTCGGCATCGGCTGGCCATAGGCGGAGCCTGAGACCTGCAGGTCCGTGACGCGCGCGCCCTCGCTCCTGTTGACGGCCGCGGGGCCGGGGCCGAACAGGTCCTGCTCGATCGCCGCGCCCAGATAGGACCCCAGCATCGCGCCCGCCGCCTGGCCGAGCCCGCCGCCAATGGCGTTGCCCGCCCATGCGCCGGCAACGGTCAGGACGAGTTGCGCCATGGATCGGACTTTCAGGCGGTGAGTTCGAACGAGAAGTTGGGCAGGCGATTGCCGAAGGGCGTGATGGCGAAGCGTTCCAGCACCACATAGGCAAGGCCGCGATAGGCGGGCGCGAGCGCCTCGGTCGCCGCGATCAGCGGGTCCGCCGATTGGGTGGCGTCGCCGAGATAGACGCGCCGCGCCGCATAGTGCTCGGAGCCGATGGCGTTGCCGTCGGCGAACATCTTGCCGATGCCGGTGATCGGCCCTTCGCAGAGCGCCACCGCGACATCGCAGAAATAGACATAAGTCACGGTCGTGGTGGTCTGCCGGCCGCCGCCGCCGCCGCCCTTGCCACCGCCGCCGACCGTCTGCGTCTGGGTTCGCGTCTCCTCGTCGAAGCCGCGCATCCAGATCACGTTGCCGGAGAGCCGCGCCTCGCCGTAGACGCGCGGGATCACCGAGCCGTAGCCGGATGACTGTACGCGAAGGTCTTGCAGGCGCGGGCCGGTGACGACGTTGTTGCGTGCGCCATCGCCGAACAGCTGGCTGTCAACCATGCCGCCCACATAGGCGCCGATCGCCCCGCCAATGGCAGCGCCAAGGCCGGGCAGCAGCAGGTTGCCGATGACATTGCCCGCGACGGTCAGGACGATGCGCGCCATCAGGCGATGCCCGGCAGGCGAAAGGCGGCGCGCGTCTTCTCGATCCAGAACCCGGTCAGATCCTGTTCGACAACGGCTCCGGCCTCCCGGTAGCAATGCAGCAGGCGGTTATCCTCACTCAGGAACCCGCAATGGTGCGCCGGACCTTTGCCGACGCCGAACAGCAGGATGTCGCCGGGCAAGGCATCGGCGATGTCGATCTCGGTGGCATGCGCCGCCATCTGGTCGCGCAGGCGCTCTTCCGCCCGGTAGAGCGGCCAGGTCGCGGCATAGTTCATCGGCTGGGTGATCACGCCAATGAACGGCTCGGCCGCGCCGCGCACGAAGCCGATGCAGTCGCAGCCCGCGCCCTTCACTGCCGCCTGGTGATGCCAGGGCGTGCCGAGCCACGTCCGCGCCTCGGCGATCAGGGCGGCACGCGTGAAGGCGGTCATGAGCGCACCGGATAGGAGAACACCTTGTCGTTCCCCGGAATGTGCGGCTCGCCCCGGAAGTTCAGGATGTTGGCGAACTTGGCGTTGCAGGTCTCCGGTGTCTTGTCGCAACCGGCGACGAGCACGATCTGGTCGCCGACCACGATGGGCCGCGGCATCGGCACGAACAGCCGGATGGTCTGGCCGTCATGTAGCAGCACCTCGTTGACCGCGCCCGCATTGGCGCCGGTCGTGAAGGTCGCCTTGCCGAAGGTGAAAAAGCCCGTCGCGCGCGCCGTGACGATCCGCACCGTGTCGGCGGCGATCACCTGCGTGACGGCATAGGTATCCGTGCGCGGGCCGAGCGCCACGCCGCATTCGCTCGATCCGAGGTCGACGCGGCACAGGCGCGAATAGAGCTTGCCGGCGGTCTGCTGCAGCCGGTTCGACAGGCCCCTGATCTCGGCGGAGAAGCGCTGATCGGCGCGCTTGATCTCGCCGAGAAAGCCCTTGCGCAGCAGGAGCCGTCCCTGGCCAAGGTCTGCCCAGTTGACGATGAAGACCTCGATCCGCGCGCCATCGAACAGCCCGGCGATCAGGTCCTCGGCTCGCAGCGCCGCATCGTCGAGGAAGCCGTCGACATCGAGATTGTCGACGGAGAGATCGGAGGCGGTCTTGATCGCGGACGGCAGGAAGCCGGTCGACGCGACATAGGTCAGCCCATCGACGACCAGCTCGCGGTCATGGTCGGTGAAACCGCGAACCCAGCCATCGGCCCGTTCGAGCCGCCAGCAGGTCGCAAGCGTGGTCACCTCGCCGGCGAGATGCGCGGCAAGGGCGGGAGAAGCAGACTTCATGGATCAATCTCTCTTGAGTCTCGCGTCGTGCGCGGGATAGGTAGTGTTCTCAGCGCTCAGCTTCTGCAGGACGATAGAATCACGTGTTCTATTTTGTTGATGAGAGTGGAAACACTGGACTTGAGCTGTTTGATCCCAATCAGCCGACGCTCTACTATGGCGTCATCTGCGCGCAAGCCAATCTTGACGTAATTGCGCAACCGTTGCTGAAAGAATTGCGGCGCGAGCTCAATGTGGATCGCATTCATGCGAACGAACTTGGCGTCGCGCGCCTCTCTGGCGTCGCCGAAAGACTGATCCGGTTCAGCAAGAAAAACGACGTTCGCTTTTCAATGTTGAAGGTGTCGAAGCCAGACCACGCGATTATTTGCTTTTTTGATCAGATATTCGACTCTGGAATGAACGATGCGGTTCCTTGGGTGCACTATTTCACACCGCTTCGATACATCCTGCTTTTCAAGATGGCTTACCTCTTTGATGAACCAATGGCGAAAAGAGCGTGGGCCGCGCGCAAAGAGCGCAACCCAGCGCGTTGCGCAAAGATGGTCGTCGAGCTGTGCAACGACTTACTCCAACGTGTCGGTCGGCTGCCTGACCAGCGGTCTCGCGAGCTGATTTCGGGAGCCCTTGAATGGGCCGCCGCGCATCCGCACGAAATCAGCTACGGCGTGGGAAACTACGACGCTGCGCTGCAGATCTCGCCAAATCTTATCGGATTCCAGCAAGTTCTGCAGGTGATCGCTACCCAGTCGGCGGCTCGCAAGAAGCGGGTCCATCGCATCACCGTTGACCGCCAGACGGAGTTTAATAAGTCGCAAGGAGAGCTCGCCGAATGGTACCGCCGCTTGCGAGGTCACAAAACAGATATGGGCCCGGGAATGCCAAAGTTCGATTATTCGAACATCCCCGAGGTTCCCCCAACCTTCATGCCTGGAGATGCAAGCGCAGGTCTCGAACTCGTGGATGTCACGTTATGGATTGCCAAACGCCTCGAAGAAGAAAAGCCGGTGTCGCGCGAATTGAACGAGCTGTTTTGGACCCAAGCCAAGCGGGGCATTCGTGATGAAGTTTCACTGGCTGGCTTGGACAAACGATGGCGACATCTAGTCGATCTGCCCGAACCTGACCACCCAATGACGGATGAGTTGAAGCAGCACCTCGCCCTGTTGGAGCAACGAAGGAAGGATGTGGTCGCTAAGCTGACAGCGGCTGCAGAGCAGCCTTGAAGGCGCGTGTTGTAGCTGATGAGCCAACAGTGTCGGCTCTCGGCCAATCGCGCAGGGGGGATGATCTGCTTTTGAACCACAATCCCTTCCTCACGCCCTGATCTCGACCAGCGGGATCGACTGGACGTTCTGCAGATTGTAGGCGCGGCTGATCACCTGAAGGTGGTCGGTGTCGAAGCGCACGGGCACGTCGAAGCGGAAGGTCGCGACAGGCGTCGCCGCCGGAGCCGCGCCGAAGGTGAGCCGCCCCGTCGCGTGATCGATGGTCGGCGTGACGACGTTCCCATTGACGCGCACCACGACCGAGCCGACGACCGGGCGGGTGATGGTGCGGATTTCGACGACGGGGCCGGACGGATAGCGCTTCACCAGCTGGAACACGGTCGCACTCACCGCCTGGCATTGCTGGTCGGTGGCTTCGAAGTCGCCCCAATCCCGGAAGCGGAAACCGAAGGCGCGGCCCTTGCGGGCGCGAAAGAACGCGATCACCTCGGCCATCTGCTCGCGGGTGCGGATGCCGGTCGAGATGTCGTAGCGGGCGCGCGAGGCCGACCAGTTCTGGTTGCGCTGCTCGAAGCCCGACGCGACCATCACCACGTCGGTCGAGTATTCCGGGCCGCCTGTCGCGCCGCGCGCGATGGCGTCCGGGAAGGACACGTCATGGAAGCTCACAGGTTTCGCCTCGCGCGTTCGAGCGCCGAGGCCATCTCGGCGGTGATCTGACCCTGCGCGCGGCGGAACGAGCCCGCGTCCGGCGTCGTGATGTTGAATGTCACCATCATCGGCATGGCCTGCTCGCCCCGCTGGTCATAGGCGGCGGTCTCCTTGCGGTTCAGCACCCTCTCGCCGGTCTGGAGGATGGCCGGCACCTCGCCGGGCCGGATGTAGCCGCCGCCGTGAAGGCGCGGCGCGCCCGCGAACAGGAGCGCCGGCACATTGCGACCCGACCCACCCGCGCCGACCAGCCCGCCCTCATGGAACAGACCGGCGAAAATCTTGCCGAGTTCTCCGAAGATGCCGCCGCCGGTCGCAAGCGTGGGCGCGTTGCCGCCGAACAGGAAGTTCTTGAGCGGGTTCATCACCGCGAGCTTGATCAGCTCGTTCATGATGTCGTTGATCGCCGACTGACCCGCATCCGCCCACGATTTCCAGTCGGTCTTGCCCTGCGCCAGGAGCGTGCCGAAGCGGTCTAGCGCGTTGCCGATCGCGCCCTGCAAGGCCCGCTGGGTCGCTTCCTGCCGCTGCAGTTCCGTCGTGAGCTGCTGAACGCGGACCGCGTTGGCGACGATGGCGCGGCCTTCCTCGCTGGCGAGGTCGATTCCGCGTCGGCGCAGATCCTGTTCGGCCCGGATGGTGGCCAGCACCGTCTCGCGTTGCTGCGCGGACGCGCCGATCAGGCCGATCTGGGTTTCGATCAGGGCGATCTCGGCGCGCTGATCCTGCAGGGCGACCTGCGCCTCCGCCTGGCGCTCAAGCGCGAACTGGCGGCGGGCTGCGGCGAGCGCGGCCTGTCCCTCGGCTCCCGCCGGATCGATCCCTTGTCGCCGAAGCTGCTGCTCGGCGCGGATCATGGCGATCGCTTCCGAGCGCGCCGAGGCTCCCTGCTTCAGGAGTTCGACCTCGCGGGCAAGGCCCGTGTTGGATTGCTCATAGTCGAAGGCCGCCTCGCGGCCCGCGGTCTGCCGCCCCAACTGGTTGAGCCGCCTGATCTGCTCGCGGGAGTAACTGGCCTCGGGGTCGTTCGGATCGATGCCGAGCCGCTTCAGCTCCTGCTCGAAACGCAGCTGATCGACGCCCTCGCGGCGCGCAGCCGGGCCGCGCCGGACCAGCGACAGTTCCCGTTCGCGCAGCGCGATCTCGTCGCGGCGGCGCTCGATGCCCTGAAGCAGGTCCGTGCGGTTCTGCTCGCGGTGAAGCTGCTCGTAGGCTTCGCGCGTGCGGTCGATGATGCGGCCGAGCTTCTCCTTGGCCTCGCCCTCGGCCAGCGTCTGCGCCGTGATCAGCGGGCGCAGCGCCTGCTCGACCTGCATGATCTGCTGGGCGCGCTGGGACGAGAGCGCGCCCGACGCGATCGCTTCGTTCAGACGGCGCTGGCCGTCGATCTGACGACCGAGTTCCGACACTTGCCGGGCGGCCTCGACCGCCTGTTCGGCGATCCGCTCCCGCAGAGCCTGCCGCGCGCGGGTTTCCGCGTTGACGCCCTCGCGGGCCTGATCGACGAGCCCTTGCCGGCGTGCTTCCGCGCGCGCGGCGGCCTCCGCACTTTCGAGGTAGGCCTCGGCCAGAGACAGCGTCGCGCGGATCGAGATGTTTGTGGCGGAGGTCTGCTCCACCACGGACTGCGTCGCCGCATCCACCGAGGGTCGGTAGCGGGCGAGTTCCGTGATGACACGCCGGTAGGCGGCCTCGACCTCCGCCACATCGGCGAGCTTCGAGCGAACGAGCGGATCCGCGAGCGCAGCGCGGAGCACGCCCTCCTGTGTCCGCAGCCGCTCGATCTCGCGTGCGCCGGGGTTGGTGTCGCGGGCGATCTCGCCTGCGCGCACCGACTGCTCGTTGGCGCGGGCCTCCGCGGCGATCCGCCGGGCGCGTTCCTGCTGGTCGTTGAGCTGCCGTTCGAGTTCGGCAATGCGCCGCTCAACCTGAGGCAGCATGAGCGGCACGACATTGCCGCGGACGTTCGCCCGGAGCCGCTCCTGCTGCCAGCGCAGCAGCTCCAGCTCCTCCGTCGGCGTGCGGCCATCCACCGCCCGGTCGACGGCCTTGCCCAGCGCGTCGAAGGCGTTCGAAGCCGAGCGCCCGACGAACTGCCAAGCCCGGCCGAGCGCGTTGACCGCCTGTTCGGCGTCGGCCAGCGAGGGCGCGAGCGTGTTCAGGATGACGCGTTGCGCCTCGGCCCGGTTGTTCTGGTCGACCAGCGTGCGGACATAGGCGCGGGTGCGGTCATCCAGGAAGCGGATGCGGTCGTTGAGTTCGTCCGCGCCGCGCAACGGATCGGCCAGCGCGCGGGCCAGTTCCTCCGCGCCTTGCTTCGTGTCGACGCCAAGCGTGACGCCAAGATTGCGCGAGACCGAGATGGCGCGGCCCATCTCTTCCGCGCCGATCTTGCCTGTCGCTAAGAACGCGACCTGCATGTCACGCGCCGACGACACCGAGACCTTGCCGGCCTCGGCGGAGGACTGCGCGACCTGTTCCAGTTGCGCGGCGGTCGCGCCGGACGCGCGGCCGACACCGGCGAGCGCCGTGGCGACAGCTCGTGTCGAGGCGTCATTGGCGAACCACGCCGCCGTGAGCACGCCAACCGAGACGGCAACGCCGGCAATGACTCCGCCGACGACGCCGATGGCGGAGCCGAGCGTCATGATCGTGCCGCGCAATCCGCCGAAGGCCTGCGTCACCTGTCCACCCTGCTGCATCAGGATGGTCATCGGCGACATGCCGGTGGACATCGACGCGATCACGTCGTTCACCGTGTACTGAAGCGTCATGACCTGCTGGGTCGTGAGCTTCGAGTTGGCGCCAACGCCCTTGATCGCCTGCGCGGTCTGATCGAAGCGCGACTTCGCCAGCGCATTCGCGGCCGCCTGCTCGGCGGTCGTGATCGCGCCACGGCTGGCGAGCGCCGCATGCTCGGCGAGTTCGGCATTGAGCCGGTCCTGCGCGGCGGCGAGCGGATCAAGCGTCGCGCGCAGCGCCCGGGCGCGGGTCTCGTAACGTTCGGCTTCCCTCGCGGCCTGTTCGAAGACCTCGGCCGACGCGCGCGCCGAACCCGCCGTCTGGCGGTCGACGCCCAGAACCTGATTGAACCGTCCCTGCGCGGCGTCGGCCTGCGCCGCCATGCGGGCGGCTTCCGCCAGACGCTTGAACCGGGCGGTTTCCCGATCGGTCGCGGCTCCCGTCTTCTCAAGCGCCTGATCGACCTGCCCGAAGGCCTGCGTTCCGGCCTGACCGACCTCCTCGAAGGCGCGCTTGACCTCCACCTTGCCCTCGACGCCGAGGCGGATCGAGACATTGGTGGTGGACATGGACGGGCTTGCTCAATCGCGATTGGGACGGCTGGCGTCGCGGCCATAGGCGGCCACGATGATCGGCTCGATCTCGGGAAGGATGTCGGCCAGCAGCGGCGAGGACGCTTCCATGGCCTCAGCCAAAGCGAGGACCGCGCCGAAGTCGATGGCGTAGACGCCGCCCATCACGGCGCGAACCTGTCCCGCACAGCGGCGGATGACCTCCCAGGCGAGAAGCCCCTCGGCTGTCACGGGCGCGTGCTCGACATAGACGCATGCCCCGCATCGCGATGGGCAGGCGGTGCAGTAGCTCTCGCCGCCCTCGAAGTGCCAGCGCGCGAGGGCGATCAGGCGTTTTTTTCGTCGAGCCTCGTCAGGGCCGGGCCGACATAGAGCCGATCGATGGCGTCGAAGGCCGGCCAGATTTCGAGCAGCTGATTGATGGCGACCGGGTTCGGATCGATCGGCTTGCCGCCGGCATCGCCAATGCCCTCCCACGCCACGATGCCGGTCAGCGCGAGCGAGCGCGTGAAGGCCGCGCCGGCCGCGACGGTGGTGCTCCGGTCAAGGGCCAAGTCGCCCTCGACCTTCGTGCCGAGAGACTCGGCGGCGGCGGCGCGGGCGACGAGCATGTCGGCGACGGAGATCGGCCGGAACTGGATGCGCACGCCGGCTAAGATGTCGAGCCAGAACGGCTCGCGGGATGGTGTCGAGAGCTTGAGCAAGGGAGCCTCCTGTCGGACCGGGTCAGTAGGACGCGACGTCATTGGTAAGCACGCAGGTCGCGGCGCGGTTCAGCACCGGATCGATCGCGGCCTGGTATGCGAACGGGGCCTGCACGCCGCCCGGCCCCTGGATCTGACGGTCGCCGCGCGGCAGGAAGACCCGGTGCGCGGTCCAGACCAGCGATGCGGCTGCGCCGGCCGCCCAACGGAACTGAAGCTCGCACGGCTGGCGGTTGGTGGCCTGATCGAGAAGGACGCGGTCCTCGAAGCGGGTGGTGATGTTGCCAGTCAACGCGATGATGCCCGGATCGGCATCGGCGATGCGCCCGTCGCTGCGGATCACCTCGACCGCTTCGAGGTTGTTCGAATAGGTGAGTTCCGCCGAGATGACGTTGCCGAGCGCCACGTTGTTGCGGCGGACCTCGCCCTGGAACTGGCCAAAGCGCTCCAGCACGAACTCCGACAGCGTGCCGGACTGCGCCGTGGCGGCGATGGTCTCGCCTTGCGCCATGATGTTGAGCGAGGCGGTAAGCAGCCCGGATCGCTGCGCCTGCACCTGGAAGCTGTTGATGCGCGCGCCGTAGTTCATCCCGAAGAAGGGCACGTCGGGAAGCTGGACCTCGATCGACATCGAGGGCAGAGCCTGCGCGCCCGAGAACCAGGTGTGGCTGTTGGCGCCGCCCGACAGCGTCGCCCCCGACAGGCTGGCGCGAGTCGGCGCGTTCGTCGCCAGCGTCCGCGCATTGCCGCCCGGTCCCAGCGCCTTGGCGGTCAGGTTGACGACCGCGCCAACCGCCGCGGCCGCGACGTTCGCGCTCGGATTGATGATCGCAGCGAGCGCGGTGGCGGTCAGCGCCGCCGTGCCGCCAAGGTTGAACTGCTGGCCCGTCGCGCCGGAGGCGACCGCGGTATAGACCGTGCCATCGACTGTCACCGTGTCGTTGACCAGAAGGTTTGCGGTCAGCGTGATCGTTCCGGTGGCGGCATTCGCGGCGACCGTCGTCGGCGCGCCCATCAGGCCGCGCAGCCAGACGCCGATGTTGCGGGTATCCACGGGAACGACGAGATCGCCCGTGTTGGTGATCGCGTCATAGACCGGCGCCAGCGGCTCGCGGCCGAAGCCGAGAAGCTCGCTGGCGATTAGCCCCTGTTCCTCGCCGATGTTGACCGAGGCGAACGGCATGCGGCGAAAGCCGGTGCCGGGCGGGGTGCCGTAGGTGCTTTCGAACACGGCGGCGAGAGCCGCGTTCACGCCGCGTGCGCGAGGCATGGGTCGTTCTCCATGTGGTGCAGTTGCAGAGAGCCCAGCGGGGCCGAGACGCCGCCGTTCAGTTCCGAAGGTCCGAGCGCAGTCGAAGGACCGTCGATCAGTTCCAAAGGCCCGAGCGAAGTCGGAGGGCCGTCGATCAGTTAAGCGGATCGGCGGTGGCGTAGGTCGCGACGATCACGAAATCGGCGAAGCGACCTGCCTGACTACCCGTGGTCTCGATATCCTCGGAGGACGGGGCTTCAGCCTCGATCCAGTCGACAAGCCCGCCGAGCCTGCGATTGGCGATGATCGCCGCACCGATGGCGGCAAGCATGCCGTCGAGCACCTGCTCACGCGTGAGCGTGGCGCTCTCGAAAGCGGCGATCTCAACGGGAATGCGATGGGTGTAGAGGTAGGACACCGGCGAGAGCGTGACGTCTGGCTCACCCGGATCGCCATCGCGGATCACGACCAGTCCACCCGGCGGGATTCGCTCCGGCTTAGCGAGATTACGCTTCACGTCCGCGCCCGGCAGGGCATCGGCGACGAGCGCCTTGACCGCGCCAAGGACGGTTTCGCGTTTCGATGGCATTGGGCCTCTCCTGATCGATGCAGCAGAGCGGCAGCTTGAAAAGACCTGTTAAGAGTGCTATTTGAAGAGCTCTTAAGGAGGTCGAAAATGGCTCACCAGATCCTTGCGACGACCACTGCGAGCGTTTCTGAATTGAAGAAGAACCCGATGGGCACCGTCGCTGCCGGCGAAGGGTTCCCCGTTGCGATCCTGAACCGCAATGAGCCTGCCTTCTATTGCGTTCCTGCCAAGGCCTATGAGGCGATGCTCGACCGGCTCGAAGATCTCGAACTGAACGCCATCGCTGATGCGCGCGAAGGCCAGACCGTCCACAAGGTCACGCTGGATGACCTATGAGCTCGCCTTTCTGGATGAGGCTCTGAAAGAGTGGCGCAAGCTGGACAACGCGACGCGCGAGCAATTCAAGGCCAAGCTCGCCGAGCGTTTGCAGAACCCCAAAATCCCCTCGGCGCGACTGCATGGCGCCAAGGAGCGCTATAAGATCAAGCTGCGGAATGCAGGCTATCGTCTCGTCTATCAGGTCAAGGATCGCGAGCTGCTGGTCTTGGTCGTCGCGGTCGGCAAGCGGGAGCGCAACGAAGTCTACAAGGCCGCTGAACGCCGCAAATCCGACTGATGCGCGCTATCGCGGCCAGTGCCGCGCGATCAGGGTTGGCACGCGCGCCGCTTGCCGCTTGGCGATCGCATCGATGTTGAGCCGCTTGCGGAGCGTGACCTGGGGTACGAGCAGGAACACGATCACCGTTGAATGACCGGTCTTGCGCCTGTTTGCTGCCGCCAATCCTCGCGTGTTGAGCCGGGCCGTATCGGCGACCAGCAGCGAAGGGCCGCGCTTGCGATAGACGAAGCGCAGCCGCATGCCGGTGCGCCGTTCCCAGCCGCCGGGCGTGATGCGTGACGCACGCCCGTTCGGTCCTCGCCCGCGCGTCCCGGCGGCGGGTGTCGGAATCGCCAGCCAGAAGCCTCGCGCCGAGCGAATGGTGACGCCGCGATCGAAAGCGTCGATGAACTTCGGGGCTTTCGACCAGACGAAGGCCGCGGCCTCGACGCTCTCGCCGACCTCTGGGAACACCTTGCCCCGCCATGTCCGCGAGAGGCGTTCGCCAAGGCCGGATGAGACGACGTCCTCACGCAAGCGCTCCTTCAGTTCATTTGATGCGTCGCGCATCCCGGAGGTGACGGCGCGTTCGATATCCTGCTGCGTGCCCGCCAGCGCCTTGCGCATGTCGGGACGTTCGAGGCTGAAGCGCATGGGATCAGACCTTGACGGCCTCGCAGGTGAGGACGAACCCCATGGGATCGGATGCCGGCGAGCCGATGATTTTGAAGGTCTCCGTCCCGATCACGACGAGATCGCCCTCATCGATTGTCGCAGCTTCGGTCCTGCGCAGGTCGATGAGAACGGTCGCCATCAAGGCGCGGGACGCTCCGAACTCGACCACGGCGTCCGGGCGGCGGCGGATGACGCGAACGGGAACACCCGGGCCGACGCCGCCCGCTTGCCAGAGCGCCGTCTCGCCAAGGTTCGGGTCGGCGAACAGGGTGTCGAGCGCTGCCGCGAACGCGTTCACGTCAGAAGCTGCCGTTTAGCCGAACGCGGCCGATCGTATCGTTGGCCCCGCCTGCCACAGGCTCGGTTGCCGCGCCGATCAGGGTGTTCGATGCGACCACGGTCGTCGCGAGACGGGCGGCGTTGTCCCAATAGATGCGCGCGCCGACAGCCCATGCCTGGGACGGGGCCTTGCGCAGTTCGACCACGCCGTCGATGAGGGTTTCGACTTCGGCGTTGATGGCCGCCGATCCGGTCGCGATGCCGAAGATCGCGCCGACCAGCAGTCCGTCGCCGGAGGCCACTGCATAGGGAGCGGGAAGCGTGATGGTATTGCCGGGCTGGATGTAGCCGCGCATGGGACTTCTCCGAGAGTGTCAGGTGATGGGGAAGCGTTCCGGCGGCGATCACGCGCCGGGATTCCGGTAGAGGCCGCGCCAGTCGATCGCCTTCGCGCCGAAGTCGAGGCGGCACTTGATCTCGACGCCGTCGACGTCGAAGCCGTTGCGCGTCTCGATGTAGGCGCCTTGCTGGCCTTCGAGATAGGCGTACTCAATGGTGTCGATCTGGGCCGGGTTCGCGGCGAGATACCAGGCAGTAAGGCTCGCGGCGTCGAGACGAGGCTCGGAGATCGGCGTCAGGGTTCGGATCGAGGACGGGACCACGTTGCCGGTCTGGGCGGGCACGAGGTTCTGCGCCACCAGCTGCTCGGCCGCGAGTTCGAGCGATGCCGGCACGATGAGATAGGCGGGCCGGACATTGAGGATGGTCTTCTTGTCGAGTCCGGTCTGCCGGGCCATGGCCGCGCGCGCCGCACCGATCGCGGTGACGCTGAGCGCGGTGGCCGGGTTCGCCAGATTGCCGTGGTTCTGGTGGAACAGCGCGATGGAGTCGCTCATCGCGGCGTTGGCCAGGATGATGCCCCAGACCACGTCGCTCTCCAGCGTGGCGATCGCCGTGCCATACATCGCCGGAATGCGGGTGAAGGCGTCGAGATCGTCGTTGATGAGGACCTGCCGGGTGACCGCGACGACGCGCCCGTAGGTCTCGACACGGTAGCTCTCGCGCCCTTCGGCGAGGGTGCCGCGCTTGAATTCGCCGCCTTCGTTCACCTTC